TCACTTAAATTTAATGTTCTACCTACTTCTTGCCATACAGCACCATTGTATCTAAATACTAATATATCAGTTTTACCATCTGTTGAAGTAAATGTTGGTGCAGTTGAAGCTGCAAATTCAAATACAGTATTAAATGCGATTGTGTGTGAGCCATCATAATTTATTTCTAAACAAATAAAAGATCCCTCAACAGAATTACTTGGTGCAGAGAATGTAGTGTTTTCTGTTGTTAAATGATATGCGTTAGGTTTAGCTTGAACGTCCCAAGCTACAGCATTTGATGATGATGTTAATGCTTGTTGTGGAATATAAGCTAGATCGTTAAATTTGATATATCCTGTTCCATTTGTTGTTACTTGAATATGACCATTAGCACCATCTTCAAGAGTGATGTTTCCAGCATTTGTACCATTATTAGTGTTTAAAATTAAATCTCCTGTGCCTTGTGTAGTTAGAGTTGCGTTTGCGTTGTTATCTCCAATCTGTACTGTGTCTGCACCTAAATTAACATCTCCTGTTCCATTAGGAATAATATCAATATCTGCATTTGATGTTGAAACTATATCGTTTCCATTTACATCTAAATTTCCACCTAATTGTGGTGTTGTATCTCCTACTAAATCAGCGACTACTGTTGAATCTAAGAAATTAACTGTGTTAGCTGAATAATCTATTGTTGCAAAACTTATATCATCTGTTCCATCAAAAAACTTAATGGTTGGGCTTGAAGCTGACGTAGTATCTAGCCACATCGTTCCAGCAACAGCACCACTTGGTCTTGAAGTGCCTGAGTGCATAGAGTTAATCGCAGATAATGAGTTGTTTAAATCTGTCCTAAAATCAGGAAAACTCTGATTTGCAATATTCATGTCATGTTGTGCCATAATTTCTTATACTCCTTTTAAAAGCCCTTTGCAATAAAATCAAAAGTTCTTGAAATATTTGAGCCACCTGAATTTTTAAATAAAACGTCAAAACTATTAACAGTTTTATTTGAAACTGTAAAGAAATCTCCTGTGTTTGCATCTTCCATTGTAATACCAACAGCATAAGATGTGGTTTTAAATGGATTAGTAAATGAAACTGTTTTTGTGCCTACTCCTGAAGAAATATCGTTACCACTAAATATTCTGTCAGGCATATCTACAGTTACAGTTACCTCTTGAATTACAGGTGTTGAAGCTAAATCTGTTGAAGTCAATACAATTCTAAATTTTAAGTATCTTGCTGTATAATTTCCAATAACAAAATTTTGAAAAGATGTGTATGTAGAATTGTCATCGCTTGTTGCAATTTCTAAATGTGCATCACAATTAGCTGGTGTATCTCCATCAAAATTAGATTTAGCATCATCAAAATTCCCTGATCTATTATCAAATAAATCATCAGGATTTCTAGCAGATTGAGTTAATGAAGCTGTAACTCTTACAGTATGTTTTGCTCCTATATCAATTACATTAGCAAACTCATAATTTCCTGAAGCTAAGAAGTCTGCATTAGCTACACCTGAATCAAAGAATCTTGTTGTATTAGCATCAAATAAACCTGAAGCAGAATCAAACAATTCACTTGAATTTAGAATAAGTGAATCGTCAGATATTGAAACATTTGTTTTAGTTCCAGCAAATGTAGGATGTTCACTAACAGTTGTAATATTGTTAAAATTTTCTGCACTTGTAACATTTGATATAATAGCTGTAGCATTGGAACTAAAGTTTCCTAATTTATCTACTGCTTTAATTAAATAAGTTCCAGCCCTTGCTGGTACTGTAACCGATGTTGCTGGTCTTGATACTTTAGTAACTAAATTTACAGAGTTTAACCACTCTCCTGTTCCATCTGTTTTATCAGAAAATCTAATTTGATAAAATGCTAAATCAAGATCATCAATAGCTGTCCAAGACAAATGAGCATCTTGACCTGTAATATTACAAGAAAAGTCTGTAACATCTGATGGTGGTTCAATAGCACCAACTATTTTTCTTTGTGCTGTAACATAAGATGATGAAACGTCAAAATGATTTACTGCCTTTACCCTAACGTCATAAGTTTCTTGGTCAATTACATTTAAAACCCTATGATTTAATCCTGACCCTTGTGAGTATATTATAAAATTTGAGTCTGAACTTAACTTATATTCGACTTGATAATAGTCTATAAATTTGTCAGTAGATGCTCCAATAGTTATATCTAAAGCTACAATTACAGTTCCATCATTATATTCTACTAAAGTGTCAGATAATGTTACACTTGCTGGTGCTTGAATAGTAAATGGGCTTGGTAAATTAGTTGATGGTGTACTTGATACTTGTTGTTTTGTTGCCCAAGTATAGTGTGATGCTTGATATTCTACCAAATTAAGATTGATTGTGTAATCTTCGTTAAATGTCATAGATAATACTCTAAAAGCTTTTGTTGAAAAACCTAGACTAGATAAAGTGACATTTACAATATCTCCAATGTGTAATTCATAAGCTTTAAATCCACAATTTATTGAAAGTCCTAAAGACTCCCTTGATCTTCTTAAAATAATCTCAGCCATCTCCTCTGCTTGATATGGAGAAGTAATAGTTCTAAAATCAAATCTACCCTCTAGCAAAAAACCCCCATCTGCTGACTTCATAGTTGCGTGTTTATCTTCGTTTGCATATCCACTATCGTCTATTGCTGGGTATTGAATTTCATCAACTTGATAATTTCTGTCAGGATTTACATAAGAAACTATAACTCTATTATATTTTGAATTTTTTGTAGGAGATGCTAAAGCATATCCACCAATAATATCATCTTCTGTTAATGATACTGAAGCCGAGCCTGTAGTCTCAATAACTAATTTATATTTACCTTGAACATAAGGGAGATAACCTCTCATTCCTTTGACAATATCTCTTACATTATCTAATACTTTTTTTGATGTATCAACAACAGCATTACAATCAAATATATTTATATCACTTGCACTTGAATATGGTGTAACTTGTGTAACACAAATTTGTGAAGCATCATAAAAACTTTGTAAATCAATATTTGATGTTGCAATTCCTTTTCCATATCTTTCATTTCTTAAATAATCTAATAAACAAAATGCTGGGTTGGTAGAAAAAGATGCAGTTTGTTCAGACAAATTAGATGCTAGAGTAACAACTTTTTTTCCTTTTACTTTAGCTTGTACTTGAGGTATGCCACCAAATACATCTTGATTCCATTTAAACCTCAAAGCTAAGTAACAAATACCTCTTAATCTATGATTACTTCCCCATGATGATAAAGGTGTAAGTACACTTGATGCTACTTGATCGTCTTTTCCTAGAAATGCTTGTATTTGTATTGTACTTTCTGCTGATGAACCCTCAACATTTGGGTCTGCTTTGTAAAAATTACTATCTGAACTATCTACTTCTCTTACTGTTCCATGAGTTAATGCACCATCAAATGTAACTACTTTGTCATCTACTCTTATTTGTTCTATTGAATTTACCTCTCCCTCTGAAAGAACTAAAGCAACATATAAATAAGTGTTATCTGTTCCTGAAGTTTCTATAAATACTCTAGTTCCACCAACTAATCTTTCTCCATATATTACAGGAATACAGGCATTGTTAGATTGTTTATTAAGTAATATACCTCTTTCAGTTTCTTCAAAATCATTTGTACCAAAATCAGGTACATCAGGTTTCATTGATCTTCCAAACAACCAACCAATAGCAATTACACCTAAAGCAACAAATGGATTAAAATTACCTGTAAAAATACTAAAAGCTGTTCCAATAACATCTTTACCTTTATCAATAATTTTATCTACTACTCCACCCATAACCAACTATCCTTTGTAGTTTGTTTCATAATTTTTCTAATTTTATTGTTATTATCTAACCTAACCCAATGTATTTTTTTATTTAATCCTAAAGTATTTGCACTATTATTTTTTAACCAACTCATTATTTGTCTTACATTTTTTGTAGCAATAAAATCAATATGCAACATAATATCTCCACAATTCCAATTCTTTATGATACCTGTATTTAAAAATTTATCTTCTGTTTCTTGATTTACAAATGCCCAATTTGTAAAACCATAAATATATTTATCTTTAAATATTTTGTATTGATTATTATTGATAGATTGTATTACATGATTATATATTTCTTCGTATGTATTATTAGAGTATCTATTAAATGATTTATAAAAATTAATTATTTCATTAAAAGTTGTCATTATTCTCTACCCCATTTAATATCTAAAACTGTTTCACTAGCAAAATCCATACCAACATCTGAACTAAAAAATCTTTGTTGTGAGGCATTATTTGTTTTTCTACCTGACTTCTTATCAAAGTCTGCCCAATGAGATACTATAATTAATTTTACATTTGATTGTGTTGTTGTTTCTGCTATTTCAAATGTATCTATATTTCCTGAATATAATAATATTGGGTCAGCAATTATAGAGTTGCTTGAATTTAATAATCCTCTGTATATTTCAACAGTATCATTAACAACATTCTCATTTAAAACTGTAGATATAAATGTTTGATCTGCACCTGATAAAGATAAGCTTAATGAAGTTTTTGTAATATCTGTTTGTTCTTCAAAAGATGAAGCACCTACTAAAAATGAGGACGCAGTATATGTTCTGCTAGAACCTGATATTGATGAAGTTAAACTAAAACCACAATCAGTTAAATATACAGGTGTAGAAAATCCTATTTCTATAAGGTGTATTGGTCTAATCTGACCTGTTAGTAACTCGTTTTTTACTGCTGTCGTTAGTGTTCGTGCCATGTTCCTCGTAATATGTTCTAGTTATGGTTTCTGTACCTTTTAACATGGTAAAATTAAATTTGCTATCAGGTTTTTGATAAGCTTTTAAATCGTTAGTTTTATCGTCAATCTCATCTTCATTGACAATAGCTGTAGCTTCAAAGTCTGCACTAATTAAGTGTGTAATCTTGTATTTTTTCATTAAAGAGTTTCTTCAACATCCAACTCAAATTGATATAAAACATTACCATCTTTATCTGCACCTACTGTACCAAATTCTTGAATATCGTTAATTAGATGCACAGTAAAAGGTACATTGTCATAAGTGACAACAGAATCATCTGCTAAAGCTGTTATTAAAGGTGGCTCTATTGTAATCGTTGCTTCATTTGACCCATCGGCTGTTGCATCTGCAACTACCATATAAACTTTATTGTGTGATGCAAATTTTACAAAGTCTCCAGCTTTCAATGTTCCTGTCATGCCATCAATAGCTATTGTAGTGTCTCCAACTGCGTGAACACCATTTACAAGAACAGTACCACTAACATTACCTCTAGCATCTTCTATTTCAGGTGGGATGATAGTAAAGTTTTCTTTACCTGATCTTTGCTTAATTATAAAAGCCATCAGTTCTCCATAAACGTCTGATCTTTTTGCTGTAATTATTCTAGCTGTAAAACCAAATCTTTGATTATCTACTTGTCTTGCTAGTTTTTTTCC